ATCAGATCGAGCGTCAGCGTGCCCAGTGAATTGGCCATTTATAACTCCAAGTGAGACCACCCGTTCGGGCTTACAAAAGGGCTTCGCTCACCCCCACGACTTCATCGCCTCCTCAAGAGTTACCGGGCGCTCCGATTCGTGCGGCATGAAGTCCACAACGGTGTATCCACCATGCTGCGTGTGGGTGTTGGCATACAGGCTGGCCAGCATTGCGGTGCCGTATTCGATACGCATCCCGAAGTTGAGCGAACCGCGTTTTGCGCGGTACCGATCCCAACTCCGGAACTCCGCCAGGCTTACGCGCTCTTGGGCTTCCGCGACCGTGGCGCCGATCGAGATGGCGATTTCGTGCCAGAGCTCGTCGGAGTCGGTGAGCTCTTCGTCTTTCCCATCTGCGTTACCTCGCCGATGGCAGAGAGCAACACTTTGGAAAGCTCGCTGTTCAACTCGCCACGCTGTGGATCAGCCTCACCGGTGATGTCGCCAATGGTAAAAACCGGCGCGCCCGCCTCGTCGCAGATGCACGCGGCGATGCGGCCTGCGGCCCCGTCCTGCTTGCCCAACGACGAAAGCAAGTCACTGACAGCGGACCGATAACCCAGAGGACGAACGAAGACAGTGGCCTTCAGCTCGGTGCCGTTCTGGAACCAGACGATTTCCTTTTCAACGGGACGGCCGGTGAACGCCCCGTTCTCCATCAATGCCTTGATACTCAGCTGCATAGCGGCGCCTTAAACGTTCGTGGTTTTGCGAATCCAGGCAGAGCCGCCCGAACGCTGGATGGTTGCGGCCGTGGTGACCACGGTGTTCGCGGAGAAGTCGAACGGGAAGTCGGAGACGTAGCCGTCGAACACGTACCAGGTGCGGCCGCTCGGAAGCACGAAATCGTTACTTTCAGCCAGTTCGGCGGTCGCCGTCGCACCGGTACCCGCGCCGCCAGTGAGGGCAACAGTTGGCGTCGAGGTGTAGCCAGAGCCCGAGTTGGTGATGTTGAAGCCAGTCACCGAGCCACCGCTGATGTTCGCGGTTGCAGTCGCACCAGTACCGCCGCCGCCAGTGATAGTCACGGTCGGAGCGGTGGTGTAGCCGCTACCGCCAGCCGTGAGGCTGAGTTCTGCGATAGAACCAGCGGGCGCAACGCTCGGTTCGATGCCAGTGCCATCGGACCAACCGACAGCCCAGTGGATGTTTTCAATGCTGTCGTCTTCGGAAAGCTGATGCAGGCGAACGTGAGAGGCGTTACGCGGATCAGCATTCAACGTCAAAGAGGCCTGGCCGGGGGTGCGCAAGCCGCGCATGTAGGTCCGCACCTTGCCACTGAGACAGGTCGTTTCGATCTGGTCGGCAGGGTTGCCGCCCGGGCTGAACGCGGTAGCGCATTCAATCTCAAGGATTTCAAAGACAGCTGGGTTTGCAGCAGATGGCACGAGCGCGTAAATCTGGGTTCCTTGGGAAAGGATCGACATGGCATTCTCCAAATGTCGGGCACAAAAAAACCCGCACTCGGCGGGCTGGTTCTGGGGTTGGGGTTATCGGCGGACGATCCAGTCCACACTGAAGCTGTAGCGATATCGTCCTGTTTCCGTATCGCGGCTCTCGCCGTTGTAGCTCGAGACAGTCGCGGAAAGCTCCACGGCATACTCCAGTGCCTGGCCTGCAGCGCGAGCCTCAGACGCTGATGCCGCGTATACGTCGACCTGTAGTGCGTGACTCTCGACATCCGGCCGACCGGCCAAATAATTGTCGGGTGAGCCGTTGATGATTTGCCAGACGCAATACGTCCCAGCTGGCTTATCAGGTGCCAATCCGAATAAATAAAGCCGGGTCGGATTGGTACCGAGCACAGCGGTCACCGCAGGATCAGCGGTCGCGACCTGAAAAATCGGTGGGTACTTCATTTTCCGCCCTTCTTCGCTGCACGTCTGATTGCGCGATCAATCGCTTTTTCGTACTCGGAAACAAACGCATCTGTGGCCGCGCTGATGTTCTCTGCAAGAGCGTTCCGCATAAAAGGCTGCGCCGCCATTTTGGCGGTACCGAACTCAAGGAACCGCCAGTAGAAAGTATCGCCACCAGGGTTGCCGGAATCGCCGCCGACCTCGTAGGTGCCGCCGGCCCGACCACGCCTGGTGTGATAGTTATTCTTCTGCTTGGCTCCCCCCAATATCCCGATGCGAAATCCGAGCTCTCCACGCTGCTTGAACAACTTGCCATTCCAGCGCAGCGTGATGTTCTTCGCGATTTCCGTACGGGTTTCCGGGTCGTTGAGTCGTTGTGCGTTGTCTCGGGCCGCTCCAGCTACCAGCTGTGCAGCCTTCCTTAGGGCGGCTCGACCGCCTTTGCGTTTCACGTCATAGTTGACCGCGTCCAACTTTCCCAGAAGAGAGTCCAACCCCTCAAGCTTGAACTCTATGGTCTCAGCCATCGTTGACCCCTTCGCTGCATGGCAGCGTCAGATATTCAAGTCCGCTATCCCGGTCAGCCAACACCCCTTCGATCGCGTAAATTTTGTCACGATGACGAATGCGCATTGTCGCGCTCACGCCGGGGCGATATCGGATGACGATCCGCGCGGAGACCTTAGATTGTTCGGCAGCCGCTGCAACGAACTCGCGGGCGGACAAAGGCTCAATTCCGGCCGCAACATTGGGCCAGACCACCACCCAGCTTTTTACCATCTCGCCCGTTACTGGATCTTGATCAAGCTGAGGGCGCTGGAATTCCACACGGTGTCTAAGCTGCCCGGCTCTCATGGTGTCACCCCTGGATCAGGCGGTCCCGACCAATTGCGAGATGACCACAACAAAGACTCAACAGCCATCGGTACTTCGGCGGTAATGGTGCCAACAACTACCGCCTCCCTGTTCGCGTAGGAATGCCCGATCAACAGCAGCAGCGCTGCTTTGAAACTCGCCGGGAAATCTTCGATTTCAAGTAGTTTCGGGTTGTCACAAAACCAGAGTGCCCAGGCCAACGCTGACTCGGCATACAGGACTATGAGGTCGTCTTCGTCCTCATAGTCCAGACGCAGGTGCTTGCGAATCAGCTCGATGGGGAGCAGATCAGCAGCGGCCACGGTCATTTTTTAGCGCCTTTCTTTTGGCTTGGATCTGGCTCTGGCTCTGGCTCTGGCTCTGGCTCTGGCTCTGGCTCTGGCTCTGGCTCTGGCTCTGGCTCTGGCTCCAGGATTGGATCGGCCTCAACCTCTTCTGCCAAGTCCAAACCGATCAACGCCTCGGCATATTCATCCTTGACCTCTCGGACCTCGAACTGGCTGAAGTTGCCGGCGTGATAATGGGAAAACTGGCGCAACGCGCGAATCTTAATCATGGCGCAAACGGGGCAGTTGCCTGCCCCGGCCTCGGTTACGGTGCGGTGGCGAAAGGACCAGTGATGATCGCAGTTGGCCGGTAGTGAGCCAGGGCCAGACGCTCTTCACAGAGAATGGTCAGCATGTTCTTGACGAAGTTGTCACGGTCTTCGCGGCTGACCTCAACAGTTGCATCCATGCGATCCCACACTTGAGATGCCAGGTCAAAACCACCGACGGTGAAGGTGCCCAAGGCTTGAGCTTTGGTAGCTACGACCGGCAAGCCCCACATGACCTTCGCGGCGAATGCGGCCGGGCCACCAAAGATGTAACGGCCGTCCGCATCTTTCAGCAATGCGATCGCGTGCCAGTCGCGAGGGTTGAGGATGATGCCGGAGGCTTCGAACTCGGACTCGCTGGTCTGGAAAATCGCATGAGCGATTTTGTCTGCACGAGTGTCGCCGGTGACGTTCAGTGTCGCGTCATACGCGGTGGCGACCTTGTTCAAACCGGTCAGGTTGTCACCGGTGCCGTCGCCGTTTAGCAACTGGCCTTCTTCAACCAAGGCCAGGCCAAACAGCAGACGATTGTTAACATAGGACTCGAGCATCGGCGCATCGTCCATGACCTGGCGCGAAGCCTGGATCCAGTGGGCAATGGTTTTGACGTTCGCCGTTTCCTTGGTAAAGGTCAGGTTGGATTCAGGCTTGAGCGTGCCCTCTGCAACCGGCGCGGCGCTGTTGGTGAAAATGTTCTCGCGAACATATTCCAGCGAGTTCGAACTGATTCGGCCTTGAGCCAACAGATCACGAATAGTCAGGCGACGCAGACCTGGCATAAGAATGCCGGCGTTGCGTTGTGGTTCGATCAAAGCCCCAGCGGAACCGGCGCCGCTGCCCAATTGCTTGTTGAAGCTTTTGACGTCCACTTTGCCAGACGACTTACCGTCCCAGGACTTCTGCAGATCCAGCGCGGTTTGCTCGGCGAAGGACTTCTTAGTTTCTGGGTTATCCAGATTGCCGGCGGTCAACTTCTGCTCGAGATCGAACAGGCGAGTTCCGGACTTGGTCAGTTCTTCTTGAACGGTCTGGAGATCGGTCTGCAGTTTTTTGCTGATCGCACCCGTCTCGGTGATTTCTTTCTTCTGCGCTTCGAACAGTTGGGTCATGTTCGTTTGCGCGTCTTCGATTGCCTTTTGGATCTGGGCCAATTCGGACATGGTTCAATTTCCTACAGTTGGGAAGGTTTTGAGGCGATTGAGAATCGCGGTGATTTCGCCACCTTCGGAATCGCTCCGAACTGCGGACTTGATCCGGGCAATTAAGCCCAGGGCTTGCGACTTCGAAAGCCCGGCCGAATCCCTCAGCCAGTGCTCTACGTCGCGAATAGTGGCGATCGACTCCAGACTCTTCATGGACTCGACGGTTGCCTGCTCATTGGCAGGGAAGGTGCAGATGCTGATCTCACGAAGGGCTTGCACATTTTTGAAAGCGCGGCCGGTATCGATCAGGTCGAAGTCGTCTTTGAGGACGGTGAATCCGACTGACATGCCTTCGACTGTCTTGTGCTCCATAGCCGCGCGGAGATCGGTGGACACCGAGAGGCCTGGGGTCAACTCACCGTGCGTGAGCAAGCCTTTGCTGTCCTCTTCGAGCGACAGCCATTTGCCCACCGGCAGTTCCCAGGTGCGATGGTTAAAAAACATTCCAACCTGACGGCTTTGGCTCGATAGCGCTTTTTTGAAAGCGCCAGGCAGGATGATGTCGCCGTCGCTGTCGACCACGCCGAAGACGCTCGCGTAACCCTCGAAAGTCCCATTTTTTCCGGACGAATCGAACTTGATCTCGACCTGATCAAAGGCCAAGGTCTTTTGAATATTGGACATTGGGTAGCTCCAGAAAAACTAAACCCCGCTGGGTGCGGGGTTCGTTTGGCCGAGTTGGGTAAGCGGTATGTTCTGAGACTGTCGGGTTGCAACATCACCACCAGGAAGCGGTGGCCGGTTATCAATTCGGCGTCCCTCATTGATTGTTAGAAGCCCGGTATCAACCTTGGTCTTCATGTAATTCGCCCGCGCAGTCGAGTCACCGCTCAGCAAGCCGTCCCGGTTGTGCTCAGCGTGAATTCGCCCAAGATCTGCTGGTTTGACGAGCCATCGCAGGATGCACCCC